CTGTATCTGAGGTGGGTAGCTAACACACAAACATAGTTCTCGCACACGACATGAGGTTCGATAAACATAGAATGTTACCTAGTATGTTACCTTATTTTGAATAAGCATTATGTTTCCTAGTATGTGCGGTCGTTTAAATAACGATTGCTTTACCTTTTACAGCATTTGTTCAACGTTTTTTGCAGAGGACCATACCCCAAAAACCAGGCGGAGAGGCTAATACATAAACTATCGGTAAGTTAAACAAACAGACGGACAGACAAACCTATGACTAAATATATTAAAGATAAATATAAGAATGTTACCGCCATCAGTTTCAAGGCATACGATAATGATTTGATTATTAATTTTTCAGGATTTGAAAACGAAGAGGATGTTGAGGACTTTTGTGAATTTGTTTTTAACAGAATTTATATGAGATCTAACTTTGGAGATAATCCACCAACGGTTCACTAAGATGAAGAATTTTATAGATGAATTAAGATTTAAAATAGAATGTCTTTGCATTGATCATCCTTTGCTAATCACTTTCGCAATCGGATTTATATTAGGTGCAATTATTATTTAATGAAAATCCAAATTCCGTATAAGCCAAGAAAGCATCAGGCATACATACATCAAGAATTAGACAAGTACAGATATGCTGTGCTTTGCTGTCATAGGAGATTTGGCAAGACCGTTATGGTTTTGAACCATTTAATTCGTGCAGCCTTAACAAATACAAATCATGCTCCAAGACTAGCTTACATTGCACCAACTTATAAACAGGCAAAAAGCATCGCTTGGGATTACTTAAAATTTTATACTAAAAATATTCCTGGCACGAAATGGAACGAAAGTGAGTTAAGATGTGATTTAGTTAATGGCTCTAGGATAACTTTATTATCTTCAGAAAATTTTGACAGTATTCGTGGAATTTATTTGGATATGGTTGCAATCGATGAACTTGCTCAGGTTTCGCAAGGATTGATTGATGAGGTAATTACGCCAGCTCTATCAGACAGAAAAGGCAAGATGTTTCTAATAGGTACACCTAAAGGAATGAATAACATATTCTATGATTATTATAATAAAGCTCAGTCAGATCCTAAATGGTTTCTATATAAAGCTAAAGCTTCTCAAACAAAGATTGTTGACGAAGATGAGCTAGACGCTGCTTTGTCCGTAATGGGTAAAGCTAAGTTTGACCAAGAATATGAATGTTCATTTATTGGCAATATAGAAGGCTCTATTTACGGAGATATTGTCCAGGATTTAGACGATGATGGTAAAATAGGTTCTGTTCCTTATGATCCAAGTTTACCAGTAAATACCGCTTGGGATATTGGCTATAACGATAGTACATCAATTATTTTTTTCCAGGTGCTAAACCACCAGATTAATATTATCGAGACATACGAGGATGATAACGAAGCGTTACCTCACTACATAAAATACTTGCAAGACAAAGATTATATTTATGACACTCATTATGGACCTTTTGATTTGGACCAGACGGAGTTCAGCAATGGCAAAACAAGAAGAGAGATAGCAGCAGCTCTTGGAGTTAGATTTAGATTAGCTCCTAGATTACCATTAGAAGATGGCATTCATGCAGTAAAGATGTTGTTACCCAGATGCCAGATTGATAGTGATAATTGTTCAGATCTACTTATTGCGCTTAGACATTACCATAGAAAATTTAACGACAAAGAAAGAATTTTTAAACCAAAACCAGTTCATGATTGGAGTTCACATATGATGGATGCTCTAAGATGTCTTGCAACTGGTATTGAAGAAAATAGACAAACTAACAAAAACTTACAACGAGTAGCTGATAGCAGTTACCAAATTATATAAGGAGATAATTATGTCTGGAACAAAAACAATAAAACATACTAATTTTAAAAAACCAAGAGTAAAAACAATAGATGGACCTTTGTATTCATCTAAAGGTTCTTTAGTTGGTGAAAAATGGACAGATTATTTTTCTGATAAAGAAATTAGAGAAATAAGATTAGAACAAAAAAGGAAAAGATAATGTCATTCATTGCTAGACTATTTATGCCGAAGATGCCTTCGCTTCCAGTAATTAAATTTCCAGAACCAGCGGAAGTTCCTAATTACGATGACGAAGAAAGAAAACTTCAAGCAGCTAGAGATGCTAAAGAAGCTGCAAGAAAAAGAAAAGGAAGAAGGTCAACAATACTAACAACTTCAAAAGGATTAAATGAAATCGATGAAGAAGAACTGCAACAAAAAACATTACTAGGAGGTAATTAAAATGGGCGGATTTATAAGAAAAAGAATTTTAGGTCAAAAAAAAGTTCAACAAGAGCTTCAACAAACAGCGGTCAAACAAGCACCTAAAGGTCCTACTAAAGCTGAGATAGAAGAAGAAAGAATTAAAAAAGCTTCACTTGCTAATAAGCGAAGAGGAAGAAAAGCAACCATGCTTACTGGATCATCTGGTTTAGAAGATGAAACGTATTTAAGTAAAAAAACTATGTTGGGGTAACAAATGGCTAAACGAGGATTATACGCAAACATACACGCAAAAAGAAAAAGAATAAAAGCTGGATCTAAAGAGAGAATGCGAAAAGCTGGTCAAAAAGGCAGACCAACTGCAGCTAACTTTAGAAGAGCAGCTAAGACAGCAAAAAAAAGAAGATAGATGCAACAACAAGAGCTAAGGAAACTAGCAGCAAATCTTAAAAATGATTTAGCAAGATTAGTTGAAAAAAGATCTAACTGGGAGAGCCATTGGCAAGAAGTAGCTGATTATATGCTACCAAGAAAAGCCGATATAACTCTTGAAAGACCTAAAGGAGATAAAAGGCATACTGTAATCTATGACGGTACTGCAATACATTCTTTAGAGTTGTTAGCTAGTTCTTTGCATGGAATGCTGACATCTTCTGTAAATAGATGGTTTAATTTAAGATTTAAAGAGGCATCTATTAATGAAGATGATGAAGCTAGAGAATGGTTAGAAAATGTACTTGATAAAATGTACATCGCCATATCAAGATCTAATTTTCAACAAGAAGTTTTTGAAACATATTTTGATCTTATAGCATTTGGTACTTCTTGCTTACAAATTGAAGAAGATAAAGATGACATCATTCGGTTTTCATCAAGACATATAAAAGAAATTTATATTTCTGAAGATGCTAAAGGAATGGTTAATTGTATTTACAGACGATTTAAAATGTCTGCTAAAGCAACTGTCGAAAAATTTGGTGCAGAAAATGTAAGTTTAAAAATTTTAAATATTTTAAAGAAAGCTCCATTTGATGACATAGATATAGTTCATGTTGTTAAACCTAGAGATCTATATAATCCTAAGAAAAAGGATAAACAAAATATGCCATTCAGTTCAATTTATTTTGAATATGATAGTGGACATATTATTTCTCAAGGTGGTTTTAATGAATTTCCTTATGTAGTTCCAAGATACTTAAAAGCATCTAATGAATTATATGGAAGAAGTCCTGGTATGAATGCTTTACCAGATGTTAAAGTTTTAAATAAAATGGTTGAGGTTGGAATGAAGGCTGCACAAAAGCAAGTCGATCCACCTTTATTAGTACCAGACGATTCGATGCTAATGCCAATTAGAATGTCTCCAGGATCAATTAATTATTATAGAAGCGGCACTAGAGATCGAATTGAAACTTTAAATATTGGTGCAAACAATCCATTAGGTTTAAATATGGAAGAGCAAAGACGACAAGCTATTTCTCAAACGTTCCATGTAGATCAGTTATTAATTACTGAAAACCGTAATATGACAGCTACAGAAGTTGTTCAACGTAACGAAGAGAAGATGAGAATACTTGGTCCTGTATTAGGAAGATTACAATCTGAATTATTACAGCCAATGATTATAAGAATTTTCAATATTATGCTTAGAAATAATTTATTACCTGAAGCACCAGAGATTTTAGTAAATCAAGAAATAGATGTTGAATATGTTTCTCCAATGGCTCAGGCACAAAGAGGACAAGAATTATCTTCTATTGTAAGAGGTTTAGAATTATTTGGACAAATTGGTCAAGTTGCACCAGTTAATGATTACATAGATCCTCAAGGATTAGTTAAGCATTTAATTAAAATATTAGGACTACCAGCTAAAATGATTAGATCAGATGGCGAGGTAGAAGAGATCGCACAACAGAAAGCAGAAGCACAACAACAACAAATGCAAATGCAACAACAGATGGCTGAGAGTGAAATGGCAAGAAACGTAGCTCCAGCAGTCCAGGCGGTATCTAATGCAACAGAACAGCAATAAAAAAATAAAAGATTTAATAAAAAACTATAAAGCGACTTTTGGATCAGACGATGGCAAAGCAGTCATGAATGATCTTGAAAAAAGATGTTTCTACAACACATCAACATTTAGTAGGAACGAACCAAACGAAACCGCTTTTTTTGAAGGACAGAGAACAATTCTGTTATTTATAAAAAGCATGATCAATCATAAAGAGGAGTAATCTATGGATCAGACAACTGAGCAAACTGCTCAACCTGATGTAACGCAGACAACTACTACGCTTACAGCAGAACAACCAACTGAAACAACAGTACCACAAACACAGGCTGTTGATTTTCAATCTTTAATTCCAGCGGAATATAAAGAAGAGAAGTCATTACAAAATTTTTCTAAAATGGATGACTTTGTAAAATCATATCTACACTCACAAAAGATGGTAGGTTTAGATAAAATACCAGTACCAAATAAACACGCAACCGATGAAGATTGGAAGGAAGTCTATAAACGATTAGGTAGTCCAGAAGCTGCCGATGGTTATAAATATTCTCTACCAAAAGATCATGCAATACCAGACGAAACTTTAAAAAGTTTTTCTGAAGAAGCTGTTAAGTTAGGATTACTTCCTAATCAAGCAGATGGTATTATGAAGTATTATAATCAAGTTATTAACGAAGGCATGAACGATCAGAATATAAGAGCTGAAGAAGCTAGAGCTAATGCCGAACAACAGTTAAGACAAGAGTACGGATCAACTTATGATAACAAAATAACTGGTGCTAAAAACTTAGCTACAGCTACTTTAGGATCAGAGTTTTTAAATACTACTATTTTACAAGATGGTAGTAAGCTT